GATTCTTAATGTTAATACCAGTAGAGAATGTACCTAAAGAAGCTATAATAATAGCATCGTTCTCTTTTTCAGTTAGTTGACGTATACGTTCTCTATCATCTGTAGGAGTTGAACCAGATACAAAGAATACTTTTCTATTATCAGCTGATTTCTCTGATATCATCTTATATAATGGTTCACCATGCTTCTTAACTAGATTGAATAGTACTAATGTATTACCATCTTGATCGAGTGTGAGGTTTTTAATGAAGTTATTACGTTCTTTATTAGATACAATAAATTCTATTTCTTCTTGATATGTTGCCTTTTTTAGTTCTTTACAGACTATTTCTGGATACTTTAATAAAAGAATGTTAATAGACATCTGAGCTAACGTACCAGAATCCATTAATTCTTTTGTAGTTGTTACTTTATATATAGGCCCAAAATGTCCTTCTAATATAAGTTTATGACAATCAGAATCTTGATCAGGTATAGTACCTGTTGTACCTATACGAAAGTCAGCATCTCTTAATTTAGACATAATGGATGTTAATGATTTTGCCTTAAACGTATGTGCTTCATCTCCTACAACCATACCATAAGGTTTAAACCAATTACTCGGCATTTTGTAGATAGATTGCCAAGTAGTAATTACTACTCTTTTATCTGTATTACGTTCTTTACCTGAATAGATTCTATGTGTGTATTCTTCAGTACACCATTCTTCATCATATTTAGAATAATCATCAAAGTCTGTATACATTTGTTCAACTAATGATGTAGTAGGAACAACTAATAGAATAGATTTATCATAATTATCTAAGTACCATCTAATTACACAATAGATAATTAATGATTTACCCGATGCCGTTGGGGATAACAGTAATGCACTCTTGTTATGTATAGCATGCAAAATCCCTTTAACCTGGTATTCTCTTGGCTCTATTCTGACCCCTTTAGATGTTAGATTCAACCCTTTTATGAATTTAACTAGTTGGTATACATCCAAGTCAACTTTAGTATTAATAGATCCGTATGTTGAGCAATGTTCAAGTTCTATATTGTAACCACGGACATCGGCAAATTCTTTAACATAATCATATACACCAGCAGGTATTTCTTTTCTCATTGTGTCATAAAGTCGGAATTTACCATCCCAATATTTATTTTTAAAGGAGGGCATGAATTTGTAACCAGGTACAAACCATTCAAAATGAGATGACAACTCCATGTCAATTGATGGTTCAGTTGAGATTGCAAGCATTGCATGATTCTTTTTACGAATCTTTATTGTGTCCATTTATGATCCACTCATGAATTTGCGCCATTCTATAATATTCTTAATATTAGTAGAACGGAATCTAATATGACCTATTATTTCTTCAAGTGTCTCTTTAGTGATTTTAGCTAAGTCAATCTTGGATGATAATTCTTGTAGATCCCCGTCAGCTTTAAAATAATACTCTAAATCTGATTTAAGTATTTTAAGACCATTAAGAGGATCCGGACTCCATCCAAGTTGTTGTACTCTATCGGTATCCATTTTCCCTGTATAATATAACCATTTATCTTTATAGATTATATCTAATTGTGATTCAAAATACTTCAATTCTAGTTTAGTTTTAGTAAGCATTTCAAGATATTTGGCATGCAGTGAGGCGGATTGTATTGAAGCATCATCTAATGCTATCTGATCAATCTGTACATCCACTTCCCATTCTTTAAGTATATCTTCAATATTATAAATTACAATTCTCCTTGTTTAGTCTATATTATACTACATCTTCTATAGAATGTCAAGGTTTATTCTAGGATCATATCCGTGAATTCGAATGTAATATTAGATGTTATGTAATCTACTGATTCATTAATAGAAGTAAATTCTAAAGATCCTATTGATACAGGAAAGGCATTAGTGAATCTTATTTGTTTAACTGAATTATTTTTAGAGCTCATAATAATTAATGTAATATCACTTGATTTCTCTAAAGGTGAGATATCATCGGTAAATACTATATCTTGAATCCAATCATATATCTCTTTATAGTTCTCTAAGTTCTCATCAATGATTGTAGTGATATCTAATGTAGTAAAATGAAGTTTATTGGAGTATAATCTAATATCTCTAGTTGGTGTTGAATACATAGGATTCTCACCTTCAATAGAAATAGAAGGCACAACCACACCAGTACAAAAGTATTCTATTGGGTATCTTACCTACAACTAACTTATAGTTAAGAGGGGAAAGGAAATTAACATTTGTTGTTTTTTGATCACTCATCTTGATATTACCTATTCTAGTATTAGTACTATTTATAAGATAAAAAAAAAAGGACTCCGAAGAGTCCTTTTCTAATTAGTTGGTTAAACTAATTCTTACTGAATACCAGTAACTACAAAGTTACGGAAGTAAGCATTGCTGTTGTCAGCAATAGAAGTGTAAGGATTTGAAACCATACCGTAGCGAGTTTTGAAACCGATACGAGGTTGGAAGTCATCAGCACCAATGGTTTTAACCATAGTTAAAGGAACGTATGGGCAGTAGAACAAACCTGCGTCATATGCATTAGTACCTTTATAACCAACAGTTACATAGTCAGAAGCAGCGTATGGATCAACGAATACTTTGATAGAACCGTTTAAAGTACCAGCAAACAATGAACCAGTGTCATCAACTTTCAATTTAGTAGACAATGCAGGAGCATAATCTAAAGAACCTGAAGCAGCAAGAGCAGAAGCTACGTTGCTAGAACAGATAATGAAAGAACCTTTACCACGGCGAGTCGCAACAGCGATTGCATTAGCTTCTAGTTCAACTTTCATACCCAAGTTTTTGTAACGCTCAACAGCCCAACGACCATCATTACCAGCCTCAGCAGCAGCAACTAAATTAATATCAGCAGCAGTATTAGCAGAAGAGTTTACAGTTTCTAATACTTCACGGTTGATTTCAGCTAAGATTTCAGTAGAAAGGATATTAGCTAGTTCGCCTTCAGCGTCTAGACCATGAACAGCTTTAAGATCTTGTGCTAGTTCCATTGTGTATTCTGCTTTTAATGCACGAGTTTCTGCAGTAACAGTAGTTTTGTCAATAGTGAAAGCCATTTCAGCAAAAGCAGTACCAGTTGGAGTACCCATTTCTTCAGCTACTGTAGTAGTATGTTTACCAGAGAAAGAAGTATCAGGTGCATCTAAACCTAGTGCTTCAGTGTCGCCAGCAGCAACTTTGTATTTTGCTTTCATTGCAAAGATAAGACCAGTAGGACCAGTCATAGGTTGAACACCAGCGATATCATATGCAATGATATTAGGCATTGCACGTCTAACAAGACTGATTAGGATAGGATCCCAATCTGCAACTCCGCCAGAAGTAGTAGAGTTGTTGTTAGCTTCTGACAAGAAAGCTGTTTGCCCTCTTTCTTCAGCTAGTGCTTTCTCTGTGTTTTCTAAGACTACAGCTGTAATTGCTTTACGAGCTTTGTCTTGAATTTCTGGAGTACCATCAGCATCAAGTACTGGGCTCCATTTTTCCATTAAGTTTTGTGAACCAAACATTTTGTTTATCTCCAATTATTAGAATTTTGTGTTATTGTTTATAGCAGCAACGTATGCAGCCATAGATGAGCTCATTGATTTATCAGCATCAGTTGCAACTAGAAGTTCTTCTTCTGGTTTAGCAGACTTTACTTTAAAATATGATTCTTTGATAGTTTCGATTTTAGATGTAAAAGATTCTACACCATCAAATTCGACAGACTCTACTAAACCTTTAAGTTTCTCAATATCTAATTCAGTCATACCAACAGTAGCTGTTGCAATTGCATCAACTCTTTGGTGTTCCTTAATAGTTTTTGATAACTCAATACCTTTGTCAACAGATTCATTAAGTTGACCAGATAGTTTCTCAACTTGCTCAGCAAGTTCATCAACTAGGCTAACTTTTTCTTCTGGAACATCGATATGGTGTTCAGCGAATACGTCATATAAAGATGACATAAAAGATTCAGCGATTTCAGTTCTTAAACCAGATTCTACTTGCAATTTGTTTTCTTCAACCCATTGCTCAGCAACGTATGTTAGATACGAATCTACTTTATCAACCAAAGACTCTTTAACTTCAGCAGTAGCTTCTTCTAGTTTAGACTCATAAGACTCTTCTAGTTTAGCAACTTCTACTTTCAGTTTAGATGAAATAGCAGCTTCAAAGATTAGTGCAGCTTTGTCTTTAAATCCTTCAGCTAAAGATTCTTCACCTTCAACTAATGCATTTAAATCATCAGAAAAATCAACTGTTGATTGTTGCTCTGCTAACAGTGCATCAACCTCTTTGTTAAATTCTTCATATGAAATAACTTTACAACTACCTTCAGATCCTTCTTTTAAAGACTTACATGATTGTTGGGCATGGGCTTTAATAGTAATTTCCATAGTAGACCCTACTGGATGCTGTGTTTCCTTCATCCGCCTCATGTACTTCTCTTTCCAACATTTCTGATAAGGACTATCAGTATCTTCTTTTACTTCTTCATCTTCTTCTTCATCTTCGACTTCTGACTCATCGTCATCAACTTCGACTTCTGCTTCATCTTCATCGGCATCTTCTACCTTTTTAGACTTAGCTTCATCAAGAATTTCCTCATCTTTAACTTCAACGTCCTCCAACATAGTATCTAGTTGTTCTTC